CCGGCGTCCTGCCGGTCCCCGCCGCCGAATCCCGTCCGGCGGCGGCCATCCAAGAGCGTCAGCAGGTAGCAGCCAGCCCCAGCCAGCCAGAGCACCGCCACCCAGTTGAAAAACCCGTTCACAGCCTGACCCTCCCTTCCTCGTCGTCGAGATAGGGCAGGGCGTCTTCCAGCGTCGTCGCGAACCGCAGGGCGACCCCGGGCGAGATCCAGTACAGCCCGACGCCGGCGGGCCTCATGTCGTCCCGGAGCCGGCGGGCGGCCGCCAGGGCCGTGAACACCTTGTTCCGGTGGTAGGCCTGCTGGCGGTCGTCCAGGCCGCGGTACCGGCCCCGGTGGCTGGGTCGCCGCCTCATGTGCCGATCCTCACGAGGTCGCTCGGCCAGGCGAGGTAGCGGTCGCTCGCGTCCGTTTCCAGGATGTAGGCCCCGAGCGGCGTAACGTCGATCACGCGTCCGCTCTTCGGGTAGTTCCAGTCGGCGAGCTTGAACCAGACTTGGTCGCCAATGGCGGCGGAGTGGTCGGCCGGCGGCTTGCCGTAGGTCTCGGCCATGCCGGAGGCCGCGGCGAGGTATTCGGGGTCGTGGGCGTCCATGCCTAAAACTCTCCTTATCTCCAAATTGAGGCCGCGAGCTGAATCAGGTCGTGAATCGTCCGAGCCATCCGTGAGTCGGTTCCTAACTCCTGACCTATCCGAATCAGCACGAGGGCATTCACGAGCCGATCCCAGTCGATCCGTTTCATAGCGTGCTCCTGACTGCGGGGGAGAACATATTGGAGCGATCTCCAATTCGTCAACAGCACTTTTTTCGGCTGCAAGTGGCGGGGGCCTTTAGGCCGTTTTTGAGCCGCTGGGGCGGCGGCCGCAGAGTTTGCCAGCGGCCCGGAGCCTGTCCCGCTCTTTGGCGAGACGCTCGATCTCGTCGGCGTCGTACACGTACATGCGGTCGGATATCCGCTGGGACCAAATCTCGCCCCGGCACGCCATGCCGCGGATATGGCTCACTCGACAGCCGTACAGGCGGGCCGCCTCGTCGGTCCCGCAGAGTCTCCGCTTCGGTGGTAAGCGAACAGCCATAGCCATACCTCCGGGAATGTACGGCCGGTCCGGGGCCGTCCAATGCCCCAATTTGCCTAGCCTCGATTCCGTCCGTACTGTTCAACCGCGGCCGGTTGGTTCCCCAGAGGGGATTCCAACCTTCTTCAATGGCGGGGGCAGGAGCAAACCGTCGAGGGGCCAACCGTGCCGCGGCCAATCGGCATATCCCGAACAACACGAACCCGCACCGTTGGACTATTGGCCCCGCATGGAAGCGTGACCTACCACCTACCAGGAGGATCGCGCGTCATGACACTTTCCACTTTTCTCGCAACCGTTTACGTCCCCCTGCGTCTTCGTGGCCGTTCGCCTGAGAGCGTTCGCCTGCTGAAGCACGCGATCAGGCAGTTCAGCCTGTGGCTCGGTCGCGACGCGACACTCGACGACCTCGACGACCTGGTCGTCTCTCAATGGCTTTCGGCGATGGCGGCGAAGAAGTCGCCGAACAGCGTCGCCCGTGAGCGGAGCGGGATCATCGCGCTGTGGAACCTCGCCCAGGGGCGCGGGCTCGTGCGGCTGCGTCCGACGGTCGCCGCGGAGCTGGTGCCCAACGCCGTCCCGCGAGCGTTCACAACCCAGGAGCTCGAGCGACTCGCCGAGTCGGCCGGGTACGCTGCCGGCTGGGTCGGACCGATCCCGGCCAGCACGTTTTTCCGGGCCCTAGTCGCCGTTGGCCTGGAAACGGGCGAACGGATCCACGCGATCCTGAACGTCCCCCGCCAGTGCTGGCAGCGCCCCGCGCTGGTGGTTCCGGCGTCCATCCGGAAGGGCCGTCGTCAGGAGCGGATATACGAACTGTCGCCGGAGGCCTGCCAGCTTGTCGACGCCGTGAGCAATCACACAGGCCCGACGGTGTTCTGGTGGATCGCGTCGGACACTGCCCTCCGGAAACGCTGGAAGGTAATCACGCGGCGCGCCGGTCTCGGCGACGGCCGCGACGTTCAGTTCCACGCCCTGCGTCGCTCGACGGCGTCACATTTGGCCGCGGCAGGCCTGGACGCGACGGCGTTCCTAGGGCACTCATCCGATCGGATCACGCGGAAGTCGTACCTCGACCCTCGCGTCGTCGACCAGCGTCGCCCGAAGGCCTGGGAGAGCCTGCCCAGGCTGTTCCGGCCGGAGCCGGAGCCACCGGCACAATCAGCATAGGCTGGCGCGGGCCTGCGTGGTGCCCCCGGTTCCGGAACTTCGTCGAATCCTGTGACGCAAAACCGGAACCATCGGCCGAACCGGGCTAGCGCGCCTGCTCACACTCCGCCCAACAAGCCGCGTACCCCGCCGTGTCGACCTGGTTGTCGCCCTTCGGCTGTTCCTGGTGCCGCGCCAACTTGTCCAGGATCATTATCTGGGCCCAGTCGGCGACCGTGAACGGCTCGCGGAGTTTGCCGGCGAAGATCGCGTTGACCGCGCCGACCGTGCGCCGGAAATGTTCAGCCGCCGGGCCGTAGGTAGTCCGGCGCTCGGTGATGGTCCGCTTTGCCGTTTCCAGTAGTTCCTCGCCCGTCATGGTCCCTCCGCAGTTTTCGAACCTCATGGATCAGGCGGATCACGTCGGCAGCGAGCGTCCCGCTCGTGCCCGTGTAGGCCCCGGAAAACACCCGGGCCCGCTGCTCCGCCTCGCGAAGGTACTCGTCGTCGAGCCCCATCCAAATGCCCCCCTAGGACGTTCTCACCGCGTCGCCCACGATCCGCAGGTTCTCGACATCGAATTCCCCGCCCTCGCGGACCTCGACGACCGCAAATCCGTGGTTCCACTTGTTCAGCCGGGCGTAGTCCGGCGTGAGGTCGCACAGGCAGCCGGTCGACCAGCACGTCGTTTCGGAGTGGAACATATCGGGCTCACAGTGAACGCTCGTCCGGTGGCCGTGGCCCTCGAGCACCGTATGGTGAAGCCGGAGGAACGCGCCGCGTGCCTGGTTGACCGGGGCCGAGATTCCGGTCCCTTTCTCGTGGCCGTGGAGGACAGGCAGGCGGCCGAGCATGATCGGCCGCTTCTCCTCAACAAGCGTGATGTCGTGCTTGTCGAGGTGGAGCCAGGCCCCGAGACTCATCATGCGCTCGTCGGAGATCTCCGGGGCGTGCTGCCAGAGCCAATGATTCCACCGCTCTTCGTGGTTTCCGCTTTTGTAGACCATCGGGACCGAGCCGAACTCATGGCGGAGGTAGGCGATGAACTGCCGGCAGTCCTCGAGCTCGCCCTTGAAGTCCCGTTGCCGCGGATCCTTCATGTAGCGCGAGATCGCGTAGAAATCGGCGATGTCGCCGTTCAGGACCAGGGCGTCGATCGCCTCGGTCTTCAGGTGGCCGATCGCGGCCCGGACGGCCCGCTCGTCGTGGTAGGGGACGTGTACGTCGCTCAGGATTCCGACGCGGCCGACGACGCCCAGGTCGTGGGGCGTCCACGGCTCGGCCTTCGACGGCGGCAGCTCGACGCCCTGGCCGGGCTGGCGGGCCGGGCGACGCAGGCCTTCGCGCCGGACGAGCCGCCGGTTCATGGTGCCGTTTTGGCCCAGCCGCACGCGGATCATCGACCGGGCCTGTTCCAGCGTCATCGCGTTATTCGTCTTCGCGACGAGCATCCGCGCGAGGCCGCGGGCTGGGTGCCCAGGGTTCTCGGCGATCAGGCGGTCGGCGAGGGCACCGATCGGGCCGGCGGTCGGCATGGGGGCCTCCTTGCGGGTCGTCGGCGGATCCTCCGCCGGTTTCAGTCTGTCTGCTCGGCGGGCTGATCCAATGGGCGGCCGATGCCCAGCTTGTGGCCCAGGCGGTTCAGCCAGTCCTGGCGTTCGGCACAGCCGCAGTCACGGCCCACGACCGCCGCGACGCGGTCCTTCGTGATCCCGACCGACGACAAGCCGGCGGCAACCATGTCGCCGAGGCCGGGGCTCATGTTTGGATCGGATGCCACACGCCACTCCCAGGAAACAGGTAGGCGGCCGTTCCAAGAGCCCATGTCGGCGACTGCGAAGCCCCTAGCATGTTGTATTCCTGCCCAGCGATGACCGCTTTCGCAGAGTAAATCGTAAACGACTCGGTGATGATTGGATTCATTCCGTACAGGCCGGCGACAGCGTCCTCGGCGGATACCAGCGTGACCGATGTAGATCCGACGCCGGCCTCTGGAATGTATCCGCTGCTTGAGCCACACTGCACGCTGTCGGGTAGCGAGCTATCAAAGACGGTAAAGTCCATCTGCTCAATGTTGGGCCAGTCGCTGCTCGGCATCCAGTTCAGGGAAAAAACCTGCTGCCCGTTGTTTGTTGCAGTGATTGACTGCGCGGCCCGATGTTGCCGAGTTCCAAAAATATCGAAAAGAAAATACTGCAAACTTCGCCGGCATGGCGTGCTCGCGCCGGTTGTGTGGCATGGTATCTCGCACACGCTGATCCGCTCGTAGTTGAAGAAGTAGCTGTCAAGCGAAATCCGCAGAGATCCGCCGGCTGTTGGCCGGTAGTTGTTGAATGAGTCGTTGAGCGGGACGCGATGGTAAAACATCTCGATCTGCAATTCTTTTTGGTCCGCCGACGACTGCATCGGCGAAGGCAACGTGTCGAGGGCCGTGCTCTTCCATTCGGCGGCGTAGTCGAAGCCCTGGTAGTTGACGTAGATCGTTCGCGATACGGCAACGGTTTGCCTCGGCAGGTACCTGGTTGTCGATATGTTGACCGGCTGTCCTTGGTAGAGCGTTTGAACGACGGACTTCGACCACTCAAAGTCGATCAGTAGCGTCGTCGCCTGCATAAAGATTCTGTAGTCCGGGCATGACACGCAGCACGGCGAGCACGGGCTTCCGAGCATCATGGCCTAGCACTCCGCCGCGACCAGAATCCACTGATTGCCCACGCTCGCGCAGGCGACCTTCTTCGTCCCGCTCGAGACCGTCACGGCCGCGAACCAGTTCGTCGCCGTGAACGTCCGCGTCGGTGTCAGGGCCGAGCCGTCGGGCCGGAGCTGCGTGACCGTCGCTGTGGCCCCCTTGGCCCAGCTCGCCGCGATCGTTCCGAGCCGGATCTCGCTGTCTTCGCCCCCAGTCCGGAACGTGACCGGGGCCAGGTCGCGGTCGCCTCGCTCGGCGTCGCGGACGACGGTCGCGATCCGCTTCGCCGTCCGGCGGTCGAACGTGATCCGCTCGCGGCGGCCTGGCATTAGGACGGCTCCCCGAACGTGGAGAAGTTCGACGAGTCGTACACGTC